GAAATTGAGTACGAAGAACTTGTGGATTTCACATGGGACAACTACGGGGAATGAAATGACTAAACTGTTTGACGCAGTGGGAAGAGATTTAAACGCCTTTTACAAATCACAGTCTTATGCTGAAGATTTTGATGAGGCCGTGAATGAAAGAATGCAACAGGAAGTAGACAAGTATTTTGACAATCTCATAGTCAGTGACGTTAAGGCATACATGGATGACAAAAATGAACTAACAATTGAACTGGATGGCGATGGGTTCAGGATAACCCCAGAGGCTTTAGAGAAACTGGTTAAGCACGGGGGATTCCTGCTCCAAGAATACGATGATACCATGTCAGAAGAGGA